CGCCGGCCTCCCCCTTGTCGAGCCTCGTTGGCACTGGCGGGGCACTGGCCAAGCTGAATGCGACCACCAATCGCGGGCACGTTATCTTCGTGTTGCCTGGGTCGGCCTACAGCGTGGACGCGGCAGACTGGGCGTCGGCCACCGGCGCTGCGGACTCTTTCGCCATCGTTGGCCTGGGGTCTGGTACTTCGCGGCCGACGTTCACGTGGACGACCGCCACGAGTTCTTGGCTGTTCGATACGGCCAACTTCAAAATCGACAACTGCCGGTTGTTCTTGGCCGGGGCGCATGCGGCCGGCGCAGCGTTGACTGTCGCCGCGCCCATCACCGTTTCGGCGGCCGGTTGCGGCATCCTGAACTGCGATATCTGGTGGGGCTTCGACGCTGACCAGATTGTGGCCATCGGCATCACGCTCGGTACGGCGGCTGACCACTTCAAGTTCAACAAGAACCGGTGCTACGCGGAGACGGCGGCCGTTCCCACGACCACCTTCCTGCGGCTCACTGGCGCTGACCAGCTTGAGATCATCGGGACGCACATCGTCGGACCTGGGTCGACCACGGCGATCGGGCCTGTTCAGCAACTCACAACTGCCTGCCTGAAGTCGACGATTGTCGAAAGCATCTTCCAAAATACCCTCGCCGCCTCAACGATTGCCTTCACGGCCATCGCGGGCTGCACGGGGATTGTGGACAAGTGCTCTTTCGGAGTCCTGGCGGCTGGCAACGGCCTGACTACGGGCAGCGGATATCAAGTCACCAACTCCAAGACGGCGAACGCGGCTGCGGCCGGCGCCGACACCACGGGGTAATCCATGACCAAGCACGATAGCCACAGGGGCGAGTCCCATGACAAGCCGCTGCACCTAGTGGAGACGTACGACCACTACGGCGACCACGCCGCGGTCACCGAGTACCTAGCGAAGCGTCACGGCGAAGGCTGGGAATTGGTATCGGTCGTCAACAGCACTTTCTACTTCAAGGCGGCGAAGTAGGCGCGCGGGGGCCGCGAGCCGATGTCGTACGCTGACTTCGAAGCAACCGGCACCTCGGTACCCTTCGCGTGCTCCATCTGTGGACGGCGCCGGCTGTTCCCGGACCAACTGGTGTACAGCGACGACAAGCTGTTTCGATGCACGGATGCGTGCGATGAGCGAACGGCGTACAACGTAGACCAGCAGCGCGCAGCGTGGCGGGCGCCACCTGAGCCGGTGCCGTCGATAGGCGGGCCATTGCCGCAGGGTGAAGTTGTCACGACGTTCTTACAGGACTCGGCCGACTTTCGCAGCCAAGTCATACCCGGCTGGACGCCCACAAACACCCTTAGCGACGACTTTGCGGTACTTCCGGGGGCAGTTGGGTCTAGCTGGTCGACGTCACTCTCGGGCACCGGCTCAGTGATGGCTGCGCCCGGTGGCGGCGTCAGGCTGTCGGGTGGAACGGGCTTCGCGAACATCTACGCTGCGTCATTTAGCATTCCATTGCCAACGGCAGGCAGGTTCTACTGCCGCGCTCGATTTGCTGCTGCGACGCCAAACGGAATCGCAGGAGTCGGGGTAACAAGCACCGCCGCCGGAGTTCCAAGCGGCAATAGAAACACAGTCGGGGCAGTGACCACTCTGACCGACGTTAACGTGCGGATGGGCAGCTCGACGTATCGAACTGACCCGCGCGTTTACGTCGAGTCATCTACGACATTCCACACTACCGAGATGTGGTGGAAGGGCGACGGGTACTTGCGATTTGTAGTCGACGGCATCGGGCGACTAGCCAAGGCGCCGCTCGTGTCTGAGCTACTGACGCTCCCGGTGCCGTTTTGCACGACGGGACTGTCCGCGCTGTCAATCATCGACGTCACCAACTACATAGCGTTCACATGAGCACCTAGCATGCCCACCGGCCTAACAGACGTCGCGAACGAGACCCGCGATCAGATAATCGGCGAAGCGCTTACCAACGTCGGCGCTATCGGCATTGGCGACGTCCGCGATTCGAACAACTCAACCGCGTTCGACGTTGCCGCCGCCGCGCTCAACCGCATCGCCAAAGATTTGGACAAGGAAGGCGCGTTCTTGTGGCGGTTCATTCGCCGCACGACCGCAACCACGGCGGGCACGGCTAGCATCACTCTCGGTACTGACGTGCTCGACATCGACGCGCCGATGCGGTTCACGAGGAACGGTCAGACCGCGTCTACGCAAATCACGCCGATGGCGCGTGACGAGTACATGCAGATTGGCGACCGCACGGTGCGCGGCGTCCCGTCGCGGTACTACGTCGAGGTCACGTTGACCGCGAAGACGGTCTATCTGTGGCCGACTCCCGACGCGACCAGCGACACGATTGAGTACGTGGCCGTCCTGCGCGCAAAGGACTTCACGTCAGGGACCGACACGCCCGACTTCACGCAGAAATGGCAGTCGTGCCTGGTGTATCGCCTGACGATGGAACTGTGCCCGAAGTTCGGACAGCGCGAGGCGATGGGCGACTGGAAGGCGCTGTATGAGGACGAGAAGAAACGGCTTGTCATGGATGACAGTGAAAAAGGCCCGGTTTCGTTCGTGCCATTCATGAATTACCGATCTGGGGCTGGCTAACGAATAGGCAGAACAATAATGGCAACAGTCACATTAATTCAACTTCTCGCGTCTGGTGTGGTGGACTCCACTGGGGCGCCGATTGCTAGTGGAAAGGTCAGGGCCTACCAGCCTGGGACTCTGACGCCTGAGACAATTTACGCTGACAACGCCGGTGCGACGCCAATTGTTCAGCCGCTAACGCTCACGGCAGGCGGAACTGGCATCGCCTACTTTTCGAATCCGATTCGGCTGATCCTTAAAGACTCAACTGATACCTCGACCCTGCTCGACGTGAACATCGTAGGCGGCAGCCCGGCATCGACATTTGTCACGTCAACGTCGTTCAACGGCGGCGCGCAAACGACGTTGCAGGCGATTCTTGACAACGTTGATGATTCGTTCGGAGGCACGGACTGGAAGTACAAGCAAAGCGCAACCGCGACGTCTCGGTTCATAAAGACATGGATGTCAGAGGTTCAAGTGTCGGTGGCGGATTACGGGGCCGTAGGCGACGACTCTACGAACAACCTGACCGCGATTCAGAACGCCATCAATGCCGTCTCTGCCTTTGGCGTGTTGTATTTCCCGGCCGGCACGTATCGGTACACGGGTGACCTGACCCTGCCGGCAGGCGGAATCACCATCGCGGGGGCTGGTCGAACGGCGACTATTCTTAAGCAAATGAGCACTACGAATCACGGATTCGTAGTCACGCCGACGGCGGGAGTCACGTCAAACACCGCCGCATATACTGTATTCCGAGACCTTCATCTTAAATGCGGCACCACATCGACCGGCGACGCGATAAGGTCGGTCTTAAACGGCACCGACCTGACATCGATCCGAATGAGGGGGGTCAAGATATTCGGTGGGTGGACTCGCGCTGTATTCAACTCCACCGCGCTAGGAGAGGTAGTGTGCGACGACTGCCTGCTGTCGGCGGCCAGCGGCGATGGCGTTGTTACGGCTAATTTTACGGCAACGTCAAGCACCGTGACGTCCACGACTGCAAAGGGATTCGTTGGCTCTCAGCTATTTTCGTCTGGTCTGTTGCTTAGTGGGGCAACGGCGGCGGCGGACGTTACGACCGGACTCTACGCAGCAACATCACAGCTGGCAGGGCCGCTGTTGATTTCTAGCGCAGTTACGCCCGCACTGACGTCTTCCTCGACGCTGTCTAGCGCCGTCACGGATTCTAGGACTGGCTCTCCGGTGGCTTTCAACCTGGCCGGCACCAACTCGGTTACGCCGCTGCCTGGTCAAAGTCCGATAACGAAGATTGTACAAAGTGGGGCGGCAGCAACAACCACCATCAACGCGCCCGCCGCTGCAATATTCGGCACCCATCACACTATCATTTGCTCGAACACGTCAGGCGGTGCACTGACCTGGACGTTCAACGCCGTATTCAAGACGTCTGCGGCCGTCGCGCCCGCGACCGGCAACCGCATCACGCTGGTCTTCTACTACGATGCGGTCAACGCTACGTGGTCAGAGGTCACCAGGTCGGCGGCGGTGCCGAACTGATGCTACAGGCCGGCGGCAATGAGCGCGATGTTCTCGTCGCCCACGGCATTTCCGGCTGCGTATTCGCCGTCGTGGTACTCCTCGCCCCAAATGTGGCGATCTCTGTGCCCCGGATCGAACCAGGTCCAGTGTGCCATTTCGTGGACGATCTTCGTCACGTGCGCCGGCACCTGTCCGCCGAGGTCCGACAGGATGATCCCGTCCGAGCCGGTGACGCCGTAGTTGCAAGTTCCGTCGTAGGTGAAACCGGTTCCTCCCCAGCAATCCAGCGCGTCGCCGCCGTACCAGTAGACCATCGGCTTTCCGGCCGGGGGATTGAATGTCGCCACGATCGCGTCAAGCGCTGCATCCGTGCCAACTGGCGGTTCGACCAGCTTAGAACGGTCGACGGACAGCGGAGGTGGTCCATCGCATCCGGCAAGAAACACGATCGCAGCGACCGCCAAGCGCCTCATGTCGGTCAGTGTGCCACATGTTAGCCCCCGTGGAAATAGCATCCGGCCAGGTCTCGGCCGCCGACGACATGAGTTCGGCGACGACCGTGGTCCGCAACTTCCAGGTCGACGTCGCAGGCGTCAATCGCATGCGCCCCGCCCTGATGACGTACACCACGACCGGCCTAGGGTCGTCACCCCTCACCCAGCTGTATCGCTGGAAAACATTCCTGGTAGGGGTAACGGTAGACAGAAAAATCTATGCGATATCGGATGGTTTCCCGACCGTCTGGGTTGCGCTTAGCGACGCCACCGCCGCGACGCAACTTGACGGCACCGCGCGTCCAGTCTTCGCCGAGGACGCCTCGGACCTGTTCATCGCGGGCGGCGGTGCTATCCAGAAGTGGACCGGCGCGGGCCTGACTGCTCGCCTCGGCGGCACCTCGCCGACCGATTGCACGCACCTCGTGAACCTCGCCCAGCGGCTTGTGGCGAACACTGCCGCCAACCCGAGCCGCATTGTGTACTCCGACCTCGGCGACGGCAATGACTCGTCGTGGCCGGCCCTGAACTTCGCCACTGCCGAAGCCCGCCCGGACAACATCGTCGCCATCGGCGAGAACACGGCCGAGCTTGCAATCTGGGGCCAGACAACTACCGAGGCGTGGGGCACGACGACCGACCCGCTGGCGCCCTACCAGCGAATCAACACGCTGAATACGGGCATGTCGGCGCCCTACTCTGCGGTGCGATTCGACAACTATTACTTGTGGCTCGACGACAAGCGGCGTTTCGTCAAGTCGGACTGTCGCTCGTACGAAGTCATCTCGGGAGCTATTGACAAGGACCTGCGCGGCCTGATGACGGTATCTGACTGCTGGGGGTATCGCGAGGATACCGACCTCGGCGGCGTCATCGTCTGGGTGTTCCCGACGGCGCAGCGGACGTTCTCCTACGATTACAGTTCGAAGCGCTGCGCGGAGCGCAACTATTACACGGCGCCTTTTAATGGCGCGTGGCCGGTCAACTGTCACGCCTACTGGAATTCGACGAACCTAAACATCGTCGGCGTATCGACCTCGGCGTCAGTCTGCAAGCTCGACACGACGGCGCGGCAAGACCTTGGCGGCACGATGGTCGCCGAGCGAATCACCGGCTGGCAGGACTTCGGGACCAAGAATAAGAAGCGGTCGGCGAAGGTGCAGGCAATCATGCGGCGCGGGACTACGCCGCTTGCCTCTGTCGACGGACAGCTCGAAGTGGCCGTGGCGAACGATGGCGGCGGCTGGTCATCGTTTCGACGCATCACCATTGGTCAACCTGGCGACCAGGAAATGACCAAGAACATGCACTTCGGCGGCGTCTTCAGGAAGCGACGCTACTGGATGCGCTACAGCGGCTCCGACGACTTCAGCCTGGTTGACCTGTCCGACGACGTTACCGACCTGGGGCCGAACGCATGAGTATTCGGATTCCACAGGACGTGCTCCTGACATCGGACAAAGAGCACATGAATTGGCTGCGCGAGCTGGCCAAGGCGTTTAACACGGTCAAGTCAGGGTCGTTCACCTGGGACCCTCCGAACGTCGGCGGTGGCGCAACCGTCTCAACGACACTGACGTCGGCGACCATTGCCGCGCTGGCCGGCACGACCACCGGTATGCCAGTGCATGTCACGCCACCGTCCACCATCACTGCTGGCCTCGTCGTCCAGGCATGGGTGCCGGCGAATGACTCGCTGACCATTAGCCTGACGAACGTGACGGGCGGCGCCATTGACGAGCCGTCCGCGACTTGGGCGTTCCTAGGAAGGGCGCTGTGACCTTTTCCCTGCAAGTCCAGCGATTTCCCGGTACACTTGCCAAATTGGCACGGTCCGTGACTTTTTGTCCATCTACTGAGGTGACCCATGAATGACCAAATGCAGCACTCTCAGTGGCTTCAGCAATTGCTGGCGCACCTGTCCGCGGGGCGGCAACAGGGCGCCATGCCGGGCGGATACGGCGGCCAGGGCCAGGGGCTAGGCCGCTGGCAAGGCGGACAAACGCCTGGCGGAGGAAGCGCCCAGACCGGCCAGTATAGCGGCGGCAGCGGAATGAGCGGTTTTTCGCCGCCGCCGGGCGGATTCGATCTGTCGAGGTGGCAGGGCGGGCAGTCGGCCCCCGGCGGGAACGCCCAAACCGGCGCATACGTGCCGAGCCAGCAGAGCCGACCGGGTCAGTATACGGGCGGTGCTGGAATGAGCGGGTTTACTCCACCGCCGGGCATGAATCTCGGTTCATTCACGGGTGGCGGCGGTCAGATGGGTTCGGGCGGCAATTACATGCAAGGGCTCGCTGGCCTGTACGGACGGCAGGGAGGCTAAGCAATGTCGACCGTAGGGAACGCGCTCAACTACTTTACCCCGGCCGGCTGGCTTAGTGAGCTTGGCAACCATACGATTGGAACCCCCACGCTCGGACAGGGATACGACTCTCTTGCGCACGAATTGAGCGGTGCCAAGGGGCTTGAAGCCGCTGCCGCAGGCGCCAAGGAGGCGCAGGCACAAGCCAACCAGCTTTCCGAGCTTCAGTGGCAGCGCCAGATGCAGGGCCTCCAGCAGGCCCTGGGGATGATGAACCCGTCACAGTCGCTCTATGACCGCATCTACGGCACTAACACCGCGCAGACGCGAAACGCACAGGCGGTTCCGCCTGGCATGGGAC